GTTAGATGGCCAAGTATAATTATCAAAACTTTTATTAAATGTTTTTTTAAATGTAATTGTTGTTTTTGTAATATGTACCATAGTATTATTTATTGTTTGTTTATATGTTCTTATGTCGTTTTTGTAGCCTAATTTATTTTGCCATTCAACTTCTAATTTTGAAGCTTTATTTATACATTTAGTTTTAGCTAATATTTCAAAATTAAAATATCCTTGTTGTACTGTAACCCTTTTTTTTAAATTTTTAGTACAACCCACTTTTATTCCTTGAATATGATAAATATAATACATATTATTTTACTAAATAAGCCTTTATAAATTTGCCGTGTTTATATTCTTTTAAATTATAATTTTCGTATTTGCCTTGTAAAACAGGTAAGTTATATATTTTAGAATTTAAGTATTCATTAACCTGTTTATTATGTGTTTCATATATATGTGCGTCTGCTAAGTTTAACCCTAATTGGTTTGCACTTAATTTACATTTATTAGCCACAGTAATTAAAAATAAGGCTCCTACTATAATATCATAAGGTAACCCCAAAAATAAATCAGAACTTCTAAAATGCATTACCATATTTAAGTTATTATTGCATCTAACAAAATTAAACTGGGTATAACAACAGGGTAAAGCTTGATCTTTTAAATCAGTAGGGTTCCAAAGTGTTATAATAGCTCTACGTGAATTATTTTTGATTTCTTTTATTGCATATTCAATTTGGTTAAACACTCCATTAAATTTTTTTATTTGATACCCATATACTTTACCAAGCTTATTGTTTTTAGCAAAATCATCCCACCAAAATATATTATGCTTATGTAAATACTCTAATGATGTTTTGCCCTCATATATCCATTTGAATTCACCAAGTGATTTTTTAAAAAATATTTTTTTACCTGTAACAATAGGAAAACCTTCTTTTAAATTAATATTTAATGATTGATTAAATAGCTTATATGTTTTTACACCTGTTCTATTTGCTGTTAAAAATCCATTATTATAAACACTTTTTAGTAAATGTTTATATTGCAACTCAAAATTATTCATAACCTTTATTCTTAAAATTATCTAAGGCCGATATATAACCAACACAATCTAGCATTGTATCTTTCTTTGTATTGTAAGCCATACGGCTAATTTTAAGAGCTATAAGACATTTATAAAAATCTTCAGTACTTATATCTTTATTTGTTAATTCTGATGCTACCCGGGCTGCTTTTGCTATTGATTCGTTAATTGGTCCATATTGTCTTTCTTTTTCTTCCGCCCGATCAAATATAATTTTATGAGCTTCTTTCAAAATATTCATTTTTTTTTGTTTGTTTGTCGTTTATCTATAATTAATTTTAAAGCTTCTAGTTTTACATACATTTGAGCAACTATATTTTCTAATCTAAGTATTCGTTGTATATGTGTGTGTTTTTTTTGTTTCATAATTCACCGGTTAAGCAATAGTTATCTAAATCTGCCCCTTGTATAAAAAACTTGTTATATAAATCAATTGCTTTTTCTACTTTCTCTTCCCCCCTATAATAAAATTCTTCTGAACAACTAAATATTCCTATATCTAAACTTCCTTTGTCTAAGACTAAAAATTTAAAATCCTTGTATTTTTTATTAAATAAATTACAATATAAATAGCATTGTACATCATATCCGTACTTATTAGCACTCCAGCTAAAATCTTTTATGTTTGTTGTTGATTTCAAATCTACTATTCTATTAGAAGCTAATACGTCTGCCTTACCTCGAAATGGAAAACCTAAAATGTTTCCTACAGCCGGCATTTCAAACTCTGCTTTAGTTATTAGCTCCTTTGCGTGTTCATTTCTATAAAATGCATCTACAAGTCTATCAGCATCTGATCTTTCTTTAGCAGTAAATACTCTTGGATTTTCAGCTTTAGCTTCTCTAAACTTCTTAGTATTCTTAGATTGTACATCTATAAAAATTTGTGCTGCAAATTTCTCTGGTTCTAATATAGCTGTATGAAATAACCATCCGTCTCTTAACGCTTGACTTTCGCCACTTCCATACTCTAAGCTAAACTTATATGTTTTAGGACTTGACAAAAGTTGTTTAAGGCTGCTACTACTAAGAGCTAAGGTATTTAGTTCCCCATAGTAAAAGGAGTCATCTTCCATACGTTTTAGCAGTTCTGCTTTATCGTAGTATTTACCATCAAGTAATTTTATCTTAGATTTCATATTGTTTTAATTCTTCTTTTAGTTTTAGTATTTCGTTGTTCTTTTCGTTTCTTACTAGACTTTCTCTTTTAGTTATTACCTCTACCTCTGTAAGTAATGTATTGGTAAACATACCTATCTCTGTAATAGCTTTTATACAATTACTTATGTCTTTATTGTTTGGCTTTTGTTTTTGCCATTGTAATAACTTATCTACTAAAAAAGAATACCAAACATTGTAAGATTGTTTTTGTAAAAGATTCATCTTGAAATACCTAATATAAATCCTAATACTCCACAGCCTAAAAACATAAAAAATAAAATTAATTGCATTATAGTATCTCTATGCCTCATTAATCTACGCTCTTGTTCTTCAAGTTCTTTTTGTGTGTAAACTTCTATTCTATTTTTTCTTGTTTCGATATGTAGTCCTGTCTTTGTTTTTTTCATTTTATTAAATTTAAGTTTAATTCTTTAGCTGCAAAATTTATATGTTTTTGTGTTGTTACAGACCACCATCCTAATTGTATAAGTTCATTGTTTTTAATTATAGCTACTTTTGTATTGTAACTGTAAATATCATTATTAACTTTTTTTAAATTGGTTTTATATTTTGTAAATTTTGTTGTCATTGTTTTATTGTATGTTAAAAATTAAATCTCTTATATATTGAGCTCTATCAAGTAGTTTAGTTTCTGTTTCTTTAGGTAATCGTCTTACAAGCATATTAGCACTTAATGTACTTTCTATATCTCTAAGCTCTTTGCGTAAGTCTGTTAGTTGTGTTCTCATTGTTTTTGTTTTAAAGTTATATACAAATATACAAATAAATATTTATTATAAACAAATTATTAACAACTTTTTTTACTCTACTTCTTAAAATCGTTTAAATTTATTATAGATGCGTAGCTTTCATCTATTAAATAACAAGGCTTTAGTAGTTTCTTTTTAGTCCATAGTGTAGTGTCAGGACAATACATATCTTTAGGCTCTAAGTTTGCAAGGTTATTAAGCCAGAACATATAATTTCCTTTAGGGTCGTTAACAAAGTATAATGCTATCTTACCAGTTTCTATTAGCTTGTCGTACTTATAAACCTCTAGTAGTTTTTCTTTGTAGTATTTGTTTCTAAACTTCATTTCAATTACTACCTCAGTTCCTTTTGGACTTGTACCTATTGCATCAAAATGCTCAAAGCTATCTCCTGTGTGTGTTAAATCCCAGCCATCTAAGTTAAGCAACATTATAACAGCTTTCTCCCACTTGTGTATGTCTTTAATCATATATCTTGTCTATGTCTGCTATCCATTGTACTAACCTTTTAGGGTTACAGCTGCATAAATTTGTGTACTTATGATTATAGTATTTTGAGTGTAATTCCATAAGCAGCTTATATTGGTCTTGTGTTAGCTTATGTTTTACATCAGCTTTAAATTGTTTCCACTTATCTTTATCTATTTGTTCCATAAGTCTAAATCAATATCGTTCCACTCTTGCCTACGCTTATCACACCCACAATCTTCTCCCCAAATCTTTTTGACTATGTAGCGTATACCTGTGTAATATGTTATGTAATATACTATATCTCCTAATCTCATAATTGGTCTTTTATGTGTTTTAATGCGTTCCTATATGTATTATATAAACTATAATAACTTATATTAGTTTCTCTGCTTAGTGATGCTACACTTTGACCAGATGCAACTAAAGTAAATACCTTTTGGTCATACCAACGCATATTGTTTAGTATTGTATCTATTGCTTCTTTGTTTTTTGCATACTCTATTTCATCAATCCCTAAAACATCTATTTGTTTTAATTCTCCCCCAATATCTTCTATATATGTTTTTATCATTCGCCTCTCTTTTTTGTGAGTGTTTAAGTAAATTCCACGCAATACTTTATATATATAGTAAGTGTTGCAATCGCCATTGTACCATAAGTCTAAGCCTTTTTGCACATCACATATAAGTTGAATGTACATTTCTTGCACAATATCTTCGGCCAAACTTGGTTTACAACCAAAACTTTTAACAATAGCTATCCAATTTTTATGCTTATCGTAAGCAAGTTCTACTAATGATTTCATAGTTTTTTAGGTACAAAATATTTTAAGGGGTCGTATATATCTCCTATTATTTGAGGGTTCCCAAATTCGTTTATAGTAAAGCTAAATGTTTCAAAAGAATATCCCCTTGACCTTTTACACTTAACAGTGATATTGTCTTTATGTACAGTGTTTAGTTCTAGTTGTATCTGAGTCTCCGTTTTTTTCTCAAGGAAAGATCCTAAGTGTCCTGTGGGCTTGTCGCTTCCATAGTTTGAATGTATTACAGTCATTATATGACAATTAAATTTTGCACTCCACTCCATAACTTTTTGTACACATAAATTACTTTCTTCCAAATTATTAACATCAGAAACGAGGTCAGCTATACCATCTATAATAATTAAACCATTTTTATCTCCGTTTTCTTTAAGTATGTGTTCTATAAATTGTATTCTTGTTTTATAGTTTATTGTTCTAAGCGCGTAAGTTTGATAGCAGCCCACCTCTTGCACACCAGCCATATCTATTACACGCTTAAAAACTCTTTGACTATGCCAATGCCCTTGCTCTGTATCAAAATGTACTAGGCACTTTTTATCTCTATGTCCTCTTAAATTACCACCAAAGTTATTACCACCACTTAAATAAACAGATGCTAAAAGAGAAACAAAAAAACTTTTCTTGTTTTTTGGAGCTGCTTGTACAAAACTAAAATTTCCATAAGTTCCTATGGGTATTGGAAAAGTTAAATCTCCTTTGACTGTTTGTATTGTTTTTTCTCCGTAACTCAATGCAGTAGGAGGATATTCCATAACCTCAGTAGTATTAATAGTACACTCCTCTTTTATAAGTTGCATTAGCATTTTATCAGTTGTCTCTTTTTCTGTCATTTATTAGTTTTGCTTTGTTTTGTTAAAGGTATAAAAAAAAGGGAGTAAAAAACCCCCTCTTGTAAATTAAAAATTAAAATGGTAAATCTGATACCTCTTTTTCCTGTGGCACTTTTTGCACCTCATCTTCTCTCTGAGCGAGAACTATGTTATTATCAGTCCATACTACTCGCCCATTACCTAAGTATTGACGTTGCTTTTTGGCTTCTCTTTCTTCTTTTGTTTGATTTACATATACGCTAGTGTTATTTCCATATCTTGTTTCATCATTTACTGACATTGTCAAGTTTACATAAACACTTCCGTTTTTACCAGCTACAAATTTTTCTTTAGGTAGCTTACTAACATCTAAGTTAAAATTAATTATTGCACTCATATTTATTTATTTAAGGGTTTTATATTCTGTTTTAGGTTTTTTAAATGATTCGGATTCATCTTCTCCAAAAACTCCTAATTCATAGAATCCTGTGAGTTTTAATACAGCTCTACTCATAGCTCGTTTCTCCGCCATTTCAGCAACGTACCAGCTATTGGTATTACCATCTTTATAGTTTTCTCCTTTTAATGCACTACCAAAGGTTTCTATTGTTGCATTACCTTTAGTCGCTATAGCTTTAAATACAGCGTAATTTGGCTCACATCTAATAACTTCATAATTTATTTGTATGTTAGCTTTTGCTTGGATAAGGTCTATCCCATTTCTGCAAATAATTGTATAGTGCTGATGTTTAAAAAAATGTTCAGCTTTTAGTTCATAGAGTTCATATAACTCTTTTAATCTATTTTTGTTCATTGTTGTTTGTTTAAAATTTCTACTTCTATTATTGCTTCTAGATATTCTATTCTTTTTGTCATAGCCTCTATTCTTGCGTTTAAATAATCTACTGTATCATCAGTAGATACTCTTATTATATCTTCTGAATGTGTCATATTATAAATCTTTAAAATAAACAAAAGGATTTATATTGCCAAATAAAAACTGTAAATTTAAAACACTAGAATATTTTAAGTCTGCTACATAGCATTCTTGTTCTAATGCTTCTACAATTATACTTACTAATTCTGGCTCTGATATATTCTTAATTTGAAGAGCATCTTTGTAGTGTGGTTTTAGCCTATCATATAAGCTAATCATTTTATAATTCATTGTATTTGTTTTACCCAAATTTACAAATAAATATTTAATAAACAAAATATAAACAAAAAAAACCACTTAATTAAAAGTGGCTCTTTTTATAGCTGGTTAGCTATTAAACAAAAACAAAGACAATTTATTATCTTATACAAATATAAGTATTATAT